ATCCCAAATTCTGCGTAAACTTCTGGATATAACCATTCCAATGTTTCACCAAGATCTTCTGCAGTGGTATTAAAGTATGAACTCTTAAGGCCTACTAAATTATCGTCTCCATAGAGAGCTGCTTCAGCTAATTCTACAACTTCTTCATAAGTTGGTACTCTTTGGTGATAATGTTGAAATAATCTTATTAAAAAATAAAACATTATCATTAAATGTCCAATACAATTATCTTCTGTTGTATTATTAGACCCCGAAGGGTTACCTACGTTCTTTCTAAAAATCCACCCATCCTTAGTTACTATAAAGTGGTTAACCAATTGATCTTCCAGCCAGTCTAGTCTTTCTATTTCTTGTGGTAGTAAGTCTTCTAAGTTCTTACGTCTCAGTTCACAAACTTCCATTAAAAGAGGAAAGAATCTGTCCCAACCAGAAACATCCGCACAGAATTTCACATCACAGTCGGCAAAATCATGCATCAAATCATTGAATCCCCCAAATTGTTTTACAAAACCATATTTAATCCAATTTTGTTTATGGTTAATTTTTAGTAATTCATTCTGCATTGAGTAAAAGTATTTCTGCCAAATTAATCCAATCGTATCATTAGCGAAAAATGTTCTTAATTTTTCTCTAACTCGTATATCATAATTTGATAAAACTTCATCTTTTGCTTCTGCACTGAATAATACATTATACCATTCCATCATATGTTTAAACAGGAATTCAGGATCGTCCATAACATCTCTCTTTTTGAGTTTACCCATTAACTTACAAAAAGGTCCTGATGCTGTAGTCAAATTTACCTTAAATTTGTCTCCTGGCACCGAACCTTCTAAAAAGCTTAACATTGTTTCAGCGAATTGTTTCGCTAATTCAAATTCAGCATTGCAAGGCTTTACAGGTTTTACATCTCCTTTCAAGAGAGATTTCTTATACCTTTTAAAATTTACCATTACTCTGTCATAAGTCTTCGCGAAATTAAAGAGTTCTTTATGTTTCTCTTCCAATTTTACGAAATGATCATTTTGTGGTAATCTTTTATCATTTAAAGGTGTAAATATCTTTGGACTTTTCCCTATAACTTCCCAATTTTGTACTCCATAGGGGTCATCTTTACGGGGCTCCATTTCAAAAACCGGATGTATAGTATTTAGCTGTACACCAGCTTCCCCCCCTTCTAATTCAAAGGGGGATGTGCCCCCTTCCAGATTTTCTGGAAGGGGGCGAACTAGTTTTTTGAAAAGGTGTCAACGGTGAAGGCCATCGCAGCCACACCATTATTATCCCCATAAGTTCTAAAATGCATTCCGTAAGCAATATCATTAGTAGTCATTAGTGCCCCACATACACCCTTAGCAGTACTTACATAAGTTTTCATATTTACATAACCACTGGGGTGATTGGTAACTATTGGTCTATCCGAAGAGGACCAGACCTTACCATCTTTGCGTACACGTCTAACAGCTAACTGAGCATTGAATCTCTTTTCTGGGTCTACAAACTCCACTTTTGTTATTTTTAACATTACATTCGTTTTTACTTCCGTGATGTCGGGCTTGAAATCTTGAACTCTCTCCAGTTTTACATTTTCTTGCATCCATTCACCATTACGGTTACTTCGAATGCAAAATATTGTCTCCGGAGGAGCTTTTTCGATTTTATTCAAAACATGTGTATTTATAATTGTTTTGACTTCGCCCCCAGGTAGTTGAATGCGTGAAATATAGCCTTGAATCAAATCATTTGCTATCGCTTTCTCGGGTGTCATACCATCCCCAACATAAATCATCCCTTGTTTGAAGGACTTTGAAGTGGTTTCAACCTCTTCAGTTTGTTTATTTGATCCTTCAAAAGATACTTTTTTGGGTTTTGGTTTTCTTCTATTGATTTTTCTTTTATTAGAATTCTTTTTTGGAATACTTTCTGGATCCATTCTATTACTTCCATCGGACAAAAGAGAGTAAAAATTACCATCTTCAGGATCAAGTTTCACTGTATCAACCAATTCTGCTTTTGGAATTGGGTCAGGTACTAATCTTCCACCTTCTAAATTTCCGTCTTTACTCTTTTTCATTCCTAAGCCCTCTGGCATTATAAAAATTTGATTTTTATATATATCATAGAAATCGTCTGCCTCAGGTAAAAAGTCGTAAACTTGAGCTTTCACTTCTGGTTCTTCTACTTTTTGTCCCTCTTTCTTAATCTCATGAGGTCCTGATTCATTTTCAAAAAATTTTTCCGTATTTTGTCCTTTCAAAACATCTACTAGACTACTAATGCTAGTTAGAAGACTATCTACAACCTTATTATTATTATTATTAACATTTTGGTTTTTATTTACAAAAATATTTTTCATTATAAACTTTTGGTTTTTCTTTATCTTTCTTAACACTTCCGTTATTTCAACATTGTTCAGAACTTTTTCCTTTTTGATCATTCTGCTGTACTCTGGATACTTACTATAGATTCGTCTCATATCATCTTCAACTATTACCTCAAGAAATGATCTAACATGTTCATCAAAGACATACCAGCAATCACACTTTTCAGTGTGTCTACCAGCACATTCTTTAACATGTTCAATCTTATAATCTTTAT